ACACGTGTCCAGTACGGTTCGGAAAGTTCCATCATCTCCTACGAGTTGATCCCCGATACGAATAGATTGAGACATTTTAACCGACCCATTTCGGAGTAAAATGGGAGTATCCCGAGCAAAACATCCGTCAATCTTAAAGATCATCTCTCCACATTTTGGACAAGTTTTACAATCTTGAGCCAAAAGCTTGGCAGTTTCTACATTGTTTGGGTCGCATTTATGTTCGTCATCATCTGTGGACATACATTCGTTGCACTCTTTGCACGTTTTACGTTCACATAGATTACATTTCCATTGGGTAGATAAAAACCCTCTGCAGTCTGGATTGGGGCATTTACGAACAAAACTTTTTCGTTCTATATTTGTGTCTCTTCTATAGTACAACATATCTTCATAGTCACGAATCGTTTGTTGCATACTAGAAATCTGGATTCGAAGATTGGTTATTTCTCCTCGAATGCGATCATTTTCAATGATTCGTTCCACGATGGGTTGAGTTGCGGGTAACATTGCCTTTTCTTGGTCAAATAGACAATTTTCTCGATGTTCTTTGTAACGGGTAGTTAAGAATTTTTTGGTAAATTTTTTAGACATTACATCTCGAGTCATCTCTTTACTACAATTCATACATTTTGGACTCGTGTGTTGTAACAAATACGTCTCGTAGCACACTCGACAGGCTATATGACCACAATACGCACAATCCACTGGGGCACGAGTGGATTTGTTAAAGTTTTCAATACAAATTGAGCACGTATCGGTTTCGGTAGACATTGTATTTTTATACAGTAGTGACAGTATTATATAGTATAATAAAAGAATGAATATTTTACTGATCTTTTTGATAATAATCATTTTAATGATTGAGATTCTTTCCTTTTACACCCTTCCGAGTGAAATTCGCTCAGATTATATTCCATTAAAAATTTGGCAGACCTATAAAACAGATCAACTTCCAGAAAAAGCTAAAGAATGTCAACTGACGTGGAAAGATCAACCGAATTATCACTATCATTTTATGGATGATGCTCAGATCGATCAATTTATGAAGAAACATTTTAGTTCGGATATTTACAAGACGTTTAACTCATTGCCAATGGGTGTAATGAAAGCAGATATGTGGAGATACTGTGTATTGTACGTACACGGAGGAATCTACACCGATATCGACTCCATTGCACTCCAGCCTCTGGAGGACTGGAAAATTCAAGAATCGGATCGTATCATAATCGCTTTAGAAAACGACCTTCACTTTTGTCAATGGACAATTTTAGCCGAACCTGGTCATCCTATTCTGAAAAAAGTAATCGATCTTATCGTCAAAGAAGCTAAAAATGGGATCGATACCAGCACCGAACATTTTGTTCACAAACACACAGGCCCAGGTATTTGGTCTCGAGCTGTCCAATTGACTTTGGGATTTCCAGAATATCAAAGTGCGAGTGATACGTATAAATTGTATCTCACAAACAAGGATAAATCAGACAGTGTTTTCCAGAAACTTGGAGTACGGATCGAAAATGACCAATATTTTGCAGGGGAAAAGGTTAAAAATCTGTATGGTTCAACCCAATTTGGGGATGGGTACGTGAGTTGGATGGATGAAAGAGATAAAATTATTTCGGCAGAAAAATCTACAACGAAATAATAAACAGAACCTATGTTTAACAATACTCAACGGTGGATTCTAATAGGGTTAATCTTGTTATATGGTTGGTATATGTGGTTTAACGTATTCTCTTCAGATCAAGAGGGTTTCAACAATTCATCCATCGATACGACTCCGCGACGCATACTCTTTGGAGACGCAGATGGAAATGTAGCTTCGCGTTTGTTTTCTGATATGTATATTCCTTCTAAGACGGTTGTAATGTGGTTTAGTAATGATATTCCACCGGGATGGGCAGAATGCAATGGTGAGAACGGAACCCCAGATCTACGAGAACGTTTTCCAATCGCTTTAGATTTGGCAAAGGATGCTAAAGCAAGTAATGTAGGCGCAACAGGTGGAACAGCTCAAGTAATGCTTGAAACTAAACATCTTCCTTCACACGCGCATTCTGGAACAACAGATTCTGCAGAATGGGGAGCCACGAGTAAAGAAGCATCTTGGGGAGAAGCAACATTCCCAGCCTCGTCTGGTTCACATACACACACGTTTACAATAGAAAATGCAGGCGGTACAAACACATCTTGTAACTCGGATGCGGATTGTACGCGTGTAAATACTGCTTACCGTTGTTCATCTGAGACTAAAACGTGTATGCGTCCTCATAATAACATACCTCCGTATTACGTTTTAAAATTTATTATGAAACTATGAAAAACTTTGTAAAGAAATAAATGATCCCATCTTTACAAAATATTCATCAAAAGAAACAAATATGGGTAATTACAGGTATAGTATTGTTATATGGAATTTATATATACTCCTATATGTACAAGTCGATTCCAAAGAGTACGTTACCTCACTTACCTGAACCCTCTCAATTGTCTCAACCAACGATTGCGCGGGCAACAGATTCATCGTCGACTGTTTTTACCCCTACTCAATTTTTTACTGCGGATACCCTTGGCGTTGTTCGAACAATGGATATTAATAATATGTTTATTCCACCTAAAACAATTATCATGTGGACAGGAAGTCAAATTCCTACCGGTTGGAAAGAATGCAATGGACAAGAAGGTACTCCAGATCTCCGAGGACGATTTCCACTAGCGTATAACAGCGCAAGTACATCTATTGCGAACACTGTTGGTAAACTCGGAGGTGAAGCAACTGTAAGTCTACAATTAGATCAAATTCCTCGACATAATCATCCGGGTGGAACGACTAGTGAAGGAGGTTGGGGTACAGGAACGAAAGACCGCGTCGCAGGTACAGATTCGGGTGCAAATAATTCAGGATCGCATTCTCATACATTCACTACCCTACCCGCTGGAGGAGATCAGAGTCACAATAATATGCCTAGATATTATGTTGTTAAATTTTTAATGAAAGTATAATTCACAATAAATAAAGAAATGGCGACTTATTCATCAGGAGTACTTGTATCAGATAATGTTGGAAATATAGAAAGTCGTTCAACTCGAAATTATGGGTTTCCCAAAGGAACGATTATAATGTGGTATAATTCAGGTTCCATTCCTGAAGGATGGGTTGAATGTAATGGTTTACGCGGAACTCCTAATTTACAAGGAAGAATGCCGTTGGGAGAAGGAAATGGATATACTCTAAACACGTCTGGAGGAAGTGATACGCATACATTACAAACAAGTGAAATACCTGCTCACACTCATAGAGGAAGCACGGATTCTGCAGGATATGGTCGCACAGATTGGGGGTCAGATGATTGGGGTATTAGTGACACAGTTGCGGATAATGCAGGATCGCACAGTCATACATTTACGACAGGCTTAACCGGTGGAAATACACCTCACGAAAATATGCCCCCTTTCTACACCTTGCGATTTATTATGAAAATCTGACCATTGTTTTTAAAAAAAATCGGGATAATAAAGAACAATGAGTGCTGGAAGTTGTAATAGTCTAGGAGAAGCTACGCAAAAACAAAAGGACGATAGCGTCGCAAATATTCTCAAAGCATTAGGAACTAAAAGTTGTAGTACCTCTGCAGATATTGACCAATTTAGTTTAGCAGCAGGAGGGTATGTGAGTTCACCTATAGCTAGTGCTGGATTTGGGATTAATCAAAGTTACGCGAGTTCATTAACAAACACAGACGGTTGTGAACAGGTGGCAGCCGTTTCAAACAAGTTTGCATCCTCTGTAAAGAAAATTTCGTGTCTGATCACTACTGATTCAAGTAATGTAAATGTCAAAACGCTAAACACCAATACGATCGAATTCATTGCGACAGGTGATTTTGATGCGCAAGATATCAAGTTGGATCAAAAGATTGGAGTTAAAGTTGTCACGTTGGCAAATTTATCCAACAGTACCAAACAAAAAATTGCAGATGAAGTTCAGAACGCAGCCTTGGCTACCACTCAAATTGCTCAAGATAGCAAGTCCGGAATGGGAGCAACCCCACAAGGGTCAAAAATCGTGTCTGATACTCAAAGTGATATGACTCAAGAAAATTTAACCAAAATCGTAAACGATACCATTAAAGATGTCAATGTCACAACGACTTCTCAGAACAGTATTTTGATCAAGGGGCGAAACATTAAACTGAACAAAAGGTTTGAAGCGACTCAAGAAATTGCTGCCGATATTGCAGCCACCATTATTTTATCCAATGCGATGGATGCTGCTCTAGACTCGTTTACCAAAAACATTAGCGAAGTTCGTACAGAAACCAAACAAAAGGCTGAGAATTTGGGAGCAGACACGCTCGGTCGACAAGCCGCCGAAGGGTTGGCGGAAATGTTTCGGGCACAACAATCCGGAATTGGAAGTTACAGCGCGATCGGTGCGATCGTCTTGTTGATTATTGCAGTGTTTGTGATGTTTCAGTTCTTTGGAAAATTTACTGGAGCAGTTGGAGGCGCAGGAGGTGGTATACCAGGAGGGCAAGTTTATGCTCGAAGTATGGGTTTGGGTAAAAAACTGTTGATCGCGTTTTTTGTCTTATGTGCTATAGCTTCTGGGGTAGCGGTATGGTGGACCAATTACGGAGGATACGACAACTACTGGAATGCTAAAGTTCAAAAACGTGATGCAGAAATCAAAAAATGTTTAG